GACAAAATGAACGAATTACAGAACAGAATTTTTGCACTGCTAAAACAAGTGTATTCGTCACTTGGGTTAGGTGATGATGTCCTCAAGCAACATGCCATTATGCTTGAGCAGTCGGGCTTGGTAACAGCCGAGAACGTGGAAACCGTGGTTAATTCTCCTGCACAGAAATCCTACTTGGAGAAGATGCAAAGCCAGTTAGACACTGTGCGCACATCTGCCACCGAGAAAGGCCGCAAGAAGGCCGAGGAGGAGTATCAGAAGAAGGAGAAGGAACGCAAGGATGCAGAAGAGGCTGCACGCAAGAAGAAAGAAGAGGAGGCTGCTGCTGCCGCCGCCGCTGCCGAAGAGGAAAAGCGCAAGAAGGAACTTGAGGGCAAGTCTGAATGGGAAAAGGCTCTCTCTGACCTCAAGGCCGAACAGGCCAAGCGCGATAAGGAATGGGAGCAGAAGATGCAGGGCATTCTTGATGCCAACAAGACATCGGAAGCAACCATCGCCGACCTCAAGAAGCAGCTTTCTGACCGTGACGCTGCCGAAGCTGCCCGCGTCCGCATGGATGCCATCACCAAACAGGCAAAGGAATTGGGCGTACCGCAGTCAATGATTGATTTGGGGTTGAACATTCCCGCAGATTGGGATGCTGACAAGACAACAAACTATCTGACCGCTATGGCGAACAACTGGAAAACAAGTCATCTGCCTAACGAAAATCAGAATCCTTTGGCCAACATGGGTGAGCCAAAGAAGGAAGATGTGGACGCTATCGCAGCTGATTTGGTTCGTTAGTCCGTTAGTGTTCAACTAAAAAATTAACAACGAAATGACCAAGATTGATTTAGCAAACCAAGGTCGGGAGCGTATTTTGTTCGGCAAGGATTCCGTAGTTATCCAGAAGTATTTCTCTGGTATCAAGGGTGGTCGCTCGCTGGATGTCGCTGCCGATTTCCCGCTGGCGGTGATTAGTGCAGGTCATGTCATCATCACCGACGGCAACGGAACGTACAAGCCCATGCCTGTCAAGGCCAAGAGCGGCTATACGTACACCAAGGTCACGACCGCTGGACAGTACGAGGCCATCGCAGACCCGACAGGGGAGAATCCCTATTCTAATGGCTGGTACACTGAATCTGGTGGAACGTTCACTCAGGTTGGCAGTGGTGTCACCACTCCCGCCGAGGGTGTGACGTACTACAAGCAGAAGAGCCCCAAGACGGAAGGATGGTTCACCGAGGCTACTGGTGTTTACACCGCAACCAACGACCAGACCCCGCAAGTCGCAACGGATTACTACATCCGTACTGGCAACGAGATTGCCACCGACGCAGACGGAAACACCGTTTATGAGTATGACAGTCTGCCCGCCAACTACGCCTATGCAGGTGTGTTGTACCGTTCCGTGAAGAAAACCATGCCGCTGGCCGCAATTATGACCAACGGTGAAGTAAACAGTGAGGCACTGGACATTGCAATGACGGGCATCCTGTCCGCATTCCAGTCGGCCTGCCCTCACATAGTATTCATCAAAGACGAAGCAGAAGAGGAGGAGTAAGCTATGCAACAGTCAATTTATTTCCAATACACTGAGAAGTTTTTCCCGCTGCTGGTTCTTTCCATCGTGGAAAAGCTTAACGAGAAGCGTCAAAATTCGCTCCCGTACCTTTACAAGCTGATGCTCACCCCGCAGTTCTCGTCCGATGGCACTTGGGCTTCCGTGCTTGCACAGTACACCCGTGTCGCCGCCGACGTTGTATCGCTGGATTCCGAACTGCCGTTGAAGAGCCTCGACACCATCGAGGTCGCACACGGCGAAATCCCCAAGCTGGGCATGAAGCTGTATCTGTCTGAAAAGCAGATGAAGGACATCGAGAACATGATTGCCAAGCAGATGCCGATTCGTCAGATTATCGGAAAGATTCTCGTCAATCTGCGTCGCTGCATCGAAGGTATCTTTGAGCGTCTCGAGGACATGTTCCTGTCTGAGCTTTCCACAGGTGTAGGTCTGAGCACCCGCAATGCTGGTACAGGTGTCCGCGTCAATGTGGGCTACCTTGAGGCCAACCAGTTCGTCGCCAAGGTCAAGACGTGGGCAGACAATGCCGACGCGCTGGCCGTCGATGACATCGAGCAGGTGTTCGACAAGGCACTGGAAGACCAGAACACCATAACCGATGTTTACACCGACGATTTCGCACTCCGCGCCCTGTATAAGAACACGCAGTTCAAGCAGCTGTTCGCATTCAACCAGAACTTCGTCGGAAACAACATCCCCAACCTCGACTTCGACCAGACGGCGCAAGTGTTCCAGCGCAAGTGGAACGTCACCCTGCACCGCATCAACCGTTCCATCAAGACGGAGGTGAATGGCGTGAAGAAGAGCCACAAGCCTTGGGCAGAGGGTCGCATGGTGTTCACCTGTGACGATACTGTAGGCGATTTGGTTTGGACTAACACCGCAGAGCAGAATCACCCTGTGGCTGGTGTCATCTATCGCACTGTCGAGGATTACATCCTTGCCAGCCAGTATTCCAAGAACGACCCCGTGCGCGAGTTCACCTCGTCACAGGCTATGGCCGTTCCCGTAGTCAACAACGTTGACCAAATCTACACGCTCGACCCCAAGAGTGCGCTGGGCTAAACCGTAGGAGGACTGGAATATGAAGAAGATTAAGGTAATCACCCGCTTCAAGGATAAGTTCAACATGTCGCACTTCTTCAACGTGGGCGACGTGGTGGACTTTGAGGATGGACGCGCAGAGGACGTTATCAGCCGTGGTTTGGCAGAGCCCTACGTGGAACCCAAGAAGGTAGCCGAAGCACCCAAGGCCGACGAAGCCGAAGTCGCCAAGAAAGCGGAAGAGGAGGCAAAGGCCAAGGAAGCAGAAACCGCTGCAAAGGAAAAGGCCATTGCCAAGGCCGAGGAGAAGGTTCTGAAAGCCACTGAAAAGGTCGATACCGCCAAGGCCAAGGCCGACGAAGCCGAAGTCGCCAAGAAAGGTTTGACCGATGAGAAGCAAATCGCCAAGGCAAACGCAAAGGCTGAAAAGGCCGCTGATGCACTGGCCAAGGCCGAGGAAGCCCTCAAGGTGGCGCAGGATGAACTGGAAGCCCTGAAAGGTGACGAATAAATCTGCCTACTATGACGATTAGGGAATACATATCACAGAAACTGCCCTCCTTCAATCTGACGGAGGCGCAGTTTGCTGACATTTACGCAGATTACGGTGTAGATGCCAACCAAGAATATTCCGCAGCAAACAATCTGGCCGTAAACAAGGCCATTGTCGGGATTATCGAGGAACAGGTGCTTGCGCCGAAGCTGAAATCTGTCAGCGAAGGTGGGATGTCCTTATCGTGGAACTACACGGATTTGGGGAAGCTGTATATGTACCTATGCAAGAAGTACGGGCTTACCCCGAATCCAGATGTGGTGTCTCTTCTCGGAATAAGTATGATAAAGGACGCATCCGCAAAGTGGTAGGACTATGTACGGAGTTTCCTTTAGACCCCATAAGCTACAGGTCACTGTTTATACAAATGGTGGCATTGATGAAAACGGTGTTCCGCAGCCTGACACTGAAAGCACCGTTGAAATCCCCTGCCGATTCGAGCCTAACGGCTCTGCCCAGCAGATTCGTTTTGCCGATGGCACGGCACACATCTATTCCTACACCGTCTATCTTAACAGCGACTGCCCGACGTTCAAGGTCGGTGACAAGGTAAGGCTTATCGGTGTTGATGGAAATGCCGTGGAAAACGACAGGGAGTTCAGGGTTCTTGGATTCTTCCGCTATCAGATGAATGCACGTATATGGGTATGACGGTCAGACAGGAGTCCGTTGACGGGCTCTTATCGTTCCTTGACAAACTGGAGGTCGGTGTTGGCGATGCCATCGTTGACGTGTTCGCCGAAATGGGCGAGTATGTCGTTGAAGGTATCAGGAACGGCGACATGAGCAACTGGAACAACCAGACTGGCTCGCTTCGCTCGTCGGTAGGCTTCGCGGTCTGCAAGTATGGCGAGATTGTCAGGATGTCAGACTTCAAGACGGTGCTTGACGGGAGCAAAGGTTCGGAAAAAGGACGGGCACTGTGTGAACGCCTTGCATCCGAATATGCGAACTACAGATATGTACTCGTCATCGTCGCTGGTGAGGACTATGCGGCTTACGTCGAGGCCATAGAAAGCAAAGTCGTGCTTGTTGGAGGTCAGCTGTACATAGAAAAGAACATAGCGGGTATGCTTGCTGAAAGAATCGCCCAAGTGTTAGGAAAGAAATGAAAACAGACGTTGAGATAAGACAGGACGTGTTCGCTATAGTGAATGGGTCTGCAATAGCGGAAGCCATCAATGGCGAAGTGCGTTACATCCCCAGAAAGTCGGGGTCTAAGTCTGAGGACTGCATCATTTCCATTCTCGACAGTGATTGCGCACAGATACAGGACAGCATCGTGAATGTGAACGTGTATGTGCCAAACATTGATAGCGACGGCGAATCCGTGGAAGACATATCACGCACCAAGGTGCTCGAGAAAATCTGCGCAACGGTATTGAAGCATGTTTATGGCGATGGATTCAGAATCTATTTGGAAAAACAGCGGACAATGCCTGTGAACGGGAAGGACGAGCATGTTATCAACAATAGAATCAGGTACAAATTTAACAATGAATAGACATGGCAGTTAAGAAAATTTTGGGCTGGGGCGAGTGTACTGGTATCAATACGCCAGCAGTCGGTGATGCCGTAAGCTACGATGACATCGTGGACGGTTCAGCCAGTCTCAGCGTCGAAGAAGGTCAGGAGCAGGAAGCCCTCATCGAGGGCGGTGTGGCAGAAGGCCGCAAGCAGAACCCTGACAAGTATATCATCGAGTTCGACCGCCGTCTCGGCGACGAAACCAACATCAAAATCGGCTTCGTGGAAAATGCTGGCAAGATTGCCATCGTTCCGAAGAACATCGGTGCTGTGTATGCCGAACTGGATGACTGCTCACGTAAGATTACGTTGAAGCAGAACACACAGGACGGTCTCGTCGCACACTACCTGTTCAAGACCAAAGGAAGAACCGACTCCGAAGGCAACTTGGACGACGTGCTTGTGAAGAAGCACCTGTCGGCATCGCAGACGTTCTCGGCTGTAGCAAACCCCACTGGAAACCCCAGTACAAGCGGCTACTACATCAAGAACGGTACGACCTATATCCATGCACAAGACACTTCCGTAGTGAACGGTGTCACCTACTACGAGCTTGTCTCAGCAGGATAAAC